CCAATTTCGTAATGGGAATGACCTAATGAGCAAGCAATACGAATCATTGTTGTTGATGCACCAAAAGCAGTCATCTGAACGCTAGAGTTAGTAACAGAAGCAACTTGGCTAGTCCCCAATGAAGGAACTCCAAAAGCAACATTGTTTGGGTCTAATTGAAATATTGACATTATTTTCCTCGTCCAGTTTTCTTCATCATGTTAGTAGCAGTACGGCTACCACGGACAGGCATAGACTTAGGTTTGCCAACAGCAACCATAATGGCTACAGGCATACCTTTAGCCTTCTTAGGTGTCTTAGAACTGGTCATTTTTGGGGATTTTCCGTACATGATTTCACCTTACTAGTTTAGTTGCAACAAAAGAAATAATACCGCCAACAACAGAGGCGATAGCCATACCTACAAAGAAACCGCCTTTAGATTTGTTTGCCATCTCTAAAAGGGTTTTAATATCTTGTCGAAGTGCATGAACTTCTGTCTGTAAAGCCTCAACTTGGGCTTCTAGTTTGCCAAACTCTCTTGGATCGATTTCAGACATTTTCTAGCTTCCTTGGTCTACCTAGCTTCTTAACAGGAGTAGGTGGTGATAGAACTACTGGTTTTTCAAAGGACTCTTTTTCTTCTCCATCAATTCTGACATATCCTGCATGACCTTTCATGCTGTCAATATCGTGCTGATGAACAAAAGTTACTGTTTGACCGCTTACCAAACAACGAAATGTAGCCATAAAAATCCTTTGAAAAAGGGGACTATTAGTCCCCCTTTATTAAACTACTGCACGAGCAACGATAAGTTGCAATGTAGTAGATGCCAAGTCAACAGAACCTGCTGTTGGGTTATAAGTAACGATAGTCACTGTGTTAGCGGCTGAAACATAGGCTCTACGAACCAAACCTGCTTCAGAAACGCCAATTGACATACCGAGAACCATATCACCCAATGCAACGCCTGGTACTGTAACTGTATCTGTAGCGGTAGCAGTAGTTGCTATTGATGCGCTATCTAGAGTACAAGAAACATCCCAAGTGTCTGTAAAAAGACCACGGAACTGGTCGTTGCCCCTACGGGAAACAACTGCTGTTGCTGCTGCCATAATAATTCTCCTAATTAAGTTAAAAAAGTCCCCCCACCACTAGGATGAGGGGCGCAACTGCAATTAGGCTGGAACTGCCAAAGCAAAGGCGGCTGAAGCGTTAGAAGCAGAGCTTGTAGCGTTTGTACGCAGAGCCTTCACGCCATACAGAGTGTCAGCAGTAAACAATGTACCAAGGTACTCTTGCTTGTACTGAGTCTGTGAACGGATGCCCAACTGCTCAACCAACACCATTGCATCACGATGACCCATCAAGCAGATACGATCAGTGGTAGAGTTACCAGCGCCAGTATCAGCATTAGAGGTAGCGAAAACAGCCATGCCGTAGAGCTGACCAATTTCACCGTTGCGGATTGCATCGCCATTGCCGACAAATGCTTGCTCAGTGTAACGAGCCAAACCCATCAAAGTGTTACGGCTTGAGGGTGGGATCAGGAAGAAACGACCATCCATAGGAATGTCGTTGTCGTCCAAACGCTGAATGGTGCGACGAATAGCGGCATCAGTCAAAGCGGCAGCGTTAGAGGATGTGCTGTTGTAAGCAGTAGTACCATCAGAGCCAACAAAGGCTTTGGTAGTAGTGTTGCTAGTAGCATAGTCATCAGTACCAACTGTAGCGCCATTGAAAGCACGACCCAATTGAACCAAGTCAGTGTCGATGCGTTTAGCCAAAGCATAACCAGCGTCTTCTGTATAGAAAGAACGCAGTGATGTCAGGGCTTGAACTTCAACGATGTCTTCGATCAAGCGTGAGTATTCATAGTGCTTGTTGATCAACACTTGAATGTTTGTGTCGCTTTCAGCAATCAAAGTCACAGCATCGGTAGCGGCTTTTGCAGAAGCATTGCCACGAGCAGGGCTAGGGATGTTAACAGTGTCACCCTTTTTGCCCTTGAAAGACATCTTCTTGACCAAATTGGCCAAAACGAGGTTCTTTTTATAGGCGGCAACAATTTCATCACTCCAGATTTCTGGAATAAAGTTAGCTGCGGAGGTAACAGTTACACTGTTTGTTGGGGAAAATGCGGTATTAGCCATGATTAAATTTCCTAAGTTAAATTATCGAACACGACCTTCAGAATATGCTTGCATGATTTCATCACTCAATGCTTCATATCTAGAAGGATCAGTCATCTTGAGACGAATGAGGTCACTCCTTCGATAGACTCTCTTTGAACTCTCTCCAGAGCCACCTACATCAACTTGTGCGGCTTTCATGCTCTTTGTCCTCTGTGCGTTACCCGCTTGTTCAGACTCTTTAGCTTTAATACCACGCAATTGTTTGAAGGTAGACAACAATTCATTAGCCGAATCATAGTCAAAATCACCATCAGCTTTTGCATAAAGTCCCAAACGTACAGGTGAGGATTTCACCCAGTTTTGGAACTCGGAATCATTGACTACTTGGGAGTAATCAGGGTGATCCTGCGCTAACTTCTGCTGAATCTGCATCCTTTTGAACTCTTGACTAGCTTGTCTAGCCGCAAGTACATCAGGGTGTCTATCAATCGTATTCTGAACTGCTTTCTGAGGGTTCTCAAAAAAGTCAACTTCAGGTTCTTCCTCAACTTGCTGTTGTTTTGATCCGAGGTTCTGCTTGAGCAACTCATCAGCTAATTTACGGACTTCGCCAACCTCTTGGGCTTGCTTACCAATGAGCTTTTCAGCCTCTTGGTGCATCCGTACTATCTCTTCTAGACTTTTTGCCCTGTATTTCTCAGGAAGTTCAGTTTTAGACTCTTCTATTTCGAGTTCGCCTAGCGGCTCTTTTTCATCATCAATCAGCATATTTTTGTTCCTGCCAAAATGGTTGTAGGATAATCAACTCGGCTTTACGCTTATGAGTTGGCTTTGCGCTCTGCCTTCAACTTATCAATGTGTCTGCTCTCAAACCGCCCATAAGCGGAGGGAAAGTGACCAGACCAACCTTCTAGGTTAAAGTTAGGTGCGCTTACGATACGATGGGCTACCCCACCGCATCCACACTGAATACTGGAGACCTCATAAATCACCAGAGCCTCAGTGCGCTGCCCGCATTCGCAAGCAAAATCAAACATTCTTCTCATTTAAGTCCTCGTATGCTCTTTCACTAACCCATTTCAGGGTTTGTAGCCAAACTAGCATAGAAATCTCACCTTTGCGAAATTGTAGACTTTTTTCGTCAGAAATGGTAGAGACATTATTCATAGATTCAAGCATTTTGTCTACATCTTGCATTAAATCTATCCATCCCTGTTTAGAAAACAGATCAAATCTGTCCTCATAATATTTTTGCAGTTCTGGACTCATTTTGGCTCTACATCAGTAACTACTTCTAGGGATTCTTTAAGCATCTTAAAGAAGGCATCCCTGCCTACCTGCAATTGGTCAATAGAAAACCTAGCAGAACCTAGTTTTCGGTCTAAATCTGCCACATGGTTAACTAGAGTTTGTTGCTCTTGTGTCATTTGCTCAAATTGATATTCAATTCCATCGATAGTCACAGGCGTTTTCGTGTTTGCCATGATTTTCCTTTAATGTGCCACTAAGTTCAGGTAGTGGCTTCCTGTTTTACCAAGGCAGACCAGACTGTTGAACAGGATTCTTCTGTGCATCAATCTGGCTTTGCAAAGAGGCTTCTACAGTATCTTTGCCCAATGATGTTTGAACCCAACCAACAACCATTTCTTCTGTAAGTTGGTCATAAGGAACAAAAGTTTCGCTCTCTTGGGTATAGCCACAAGTGCCATAAGTAGATGCTGAATAATCACCATCAGTTGCTGAAACATTGTAATGAACAGTAACGACAAAACCATCAGAGGTAAGTCTGTCCATTTGATTGATTGACCAGTTATAAGAAATAGCCATGATTTTCCTTTCGGGGGGTTAAGCTACTTTAACGATAATTCGGGCACGACCATCAGCTTCAATAGCGATGACTTTACCCACGGAAGATTGATACTGTTCAAAAGTTGGGTTGCTTACTGCCTGACCTTTGATTGCACCATTGTTGTTTACAGGGATGATGTATTGACCCGCAGATGCGCCAAGTACATTAACTGGCACTTGACCTGCAAAAGCAATGCGGTCAACAGTTTGACGAGCCGCTTCTAACTCATCACCTTCAATGCCGCCACCCCATTTATCATTACCTACATAAGACGGGTCTGTTGATTTAACAACAAACGACACGGCATCAGCATATACATTGGTCAACTTGCCTTGTGCATCAATACCAACCACATCACCTTTGGCAACTGTAAAGCTACCAGCTTTGGTCATGTATTCAGCGTAGTCAGCGCCTGATGCGTTTATTGTGCCAGCGGCATTGATTGATCTACCAGTAGCACCAACACTCCAAACTTTTAATGGTGCATTTGCTGCATTAGGTGTGCCGCCATCTCCATTGTAAAAAACACAGCCGACATTGTTGCCAATAACTTCAAGAACAGCACTTCCAACGGCAACTGCTTTTTTTATCTGATGATTACTACCACTCGTAGCCCCTACCAACAAGTTACCGCTTGAGTCGATAAGCATTCTGGTTGCGCTATTTGTTTCGTCAAAGATAGCCAAACCAGCGTTGCTTATACCAGGTGTTCCACCCACAATCGAAAAATCGCCGCCGCCACTACCTATATTTTTAGTGCGAATTCGGACATTTGATTGGTCATTGCCAACTGCGGCTATTGCGTATGCGCCACCCGATACGTTATAAGAAACTAACTTACCATAAGTACTTGGGCTTGAAGTACCAATACCTACATTACCGCTTGAGTCTATGCGGACACGCTCTGTTCCACTTGTATAAATACCGATAGGAGATGCATTAGGGTTAAACAAGTCAACACCGCTAGAAGATGCACTTGTTCTGTATGCTAAAGAACCTGATTGGTAGTGAGAAACTGTACCACCTGAAGAATTGCCAACAGCAAGAACAGTTTGAGAGCCAACAGCAGTAATTGAAGTAGTACCAATACCTACATTACCGCTTGAGTCTATACGGGCACGTTCTGTAATAGCCGCACTAGAGGCTTGTGTAGCAAATGCAAGATACCCTGCATAGTTACCACTTGTTCCGTTTTCTTTGCGGCCTGAAATAAGACCAAAAGGTGTTTCATCACCACCAACTTGACCACCAAGACCAAGAGAGCCACCAACATCTATGGCTTGTGTATCTGTTGTGGTTATATGTACATTGGCAAGGGTTGATGTTTGCGAAACATTTGCCGCAGCAACTACAAGTTTTCCACCTCTGTACCCTGATGTTTTGCCGACTAGCAAATTCCCACTAGCATCCAGAGTCATTGCCTGAGTCCAAGTAATGGCGTTTCCTGCTGTGCCTGATGCGGCTACACGCCAGTTGTGTGCGCCAGCGTTGTTTTGATACAAAGATGCAGGGTTTGTTGTCAAATACCTATAACCAGAACCATCCCAATAAAAGTTTGAGCCAATGTTTAAAACACCAGCACCTGAAGCAAACCCAGATAAAACTCCTTGCTCTCCAATTTGGATAACTTTGTATGTACCCCAAGAAGCACTAGGAGTAACTCCCAAGCCTAGATTGCCTGAGGAGTCGAGGCGCATACGTTCTGCCAATGTAGAACTACCTCTAGTGGAAAATGTTAAATCCATGTTTCCAGAACTAGTAGTTGTTCCTAGTATTGTGGCAATCCCCACATTCCCAGATGTCGGCTCACCTAAAAATGTAATGCCTACATATTGACCATTTGTAGTGCTAGAGTTATACAGTCGCAAACCATTTCCAGTAACACCTGATGAATAAGCCGTTGCACTTGACAAGGTAACATCTAACTTAGCCGTAGGGCTACTTGTACCAATACCCAGACCTGTGCTGGTTAGGCGCATTTGTTCTGTAGATGATGCGGGTGCAAACACCATAACACCTGATGCATTTCCGTTTTGAAAATATAAAGGATCTGCACCTGCGGCAACTAAATAATTACCTGCCGCATTTGACTGCATCCTAATGCTTGTAGTGCCATTTGAGTTTGCAGAGTAAACAAGGTTGTTGTTATCTGAACCTGTGAGTTTGAAATTGCTTCCATCAAAAGTAAGCGCAGAACCGCTTGTAACAACCTTAGAGCCGTTTAAATACGCTACTCCGTTAGCAGTGCCTCCAGAGAGGGTTACGTTGCCTGAAGCAGATATAGTAGTAAAAGCACCTGCCCCGTTATAAGCAGATAAATCAAGCGTACCACCCAAAGTTAAGTTGCCAGAGGATGTTACTGTTCCTGATAAGGAAATGCCACTTACTGTTCCTGTACCGCCTACAGAAGTAACAGTACCTGTTGCAGTACTTGCCCATGACAGTGTTCCACTACCATTAGTTACCAAGGCTTGATTTGCCGTTCCATCAGCAGAAGGAAGAGTGTAAGTAGTCGATCCTGCCGATGCCGCTGGTGCTAAACCTACATAACCAGAAGTAGAACCAGACAGTCTTAAAGTACCTTTGACATCCAACTTAGAGCCTGGCGAATTAGTGCCAAGACCTAATCCAGTAGAAGTTAAACGAGCTTGTTCTACGCTATTGATGTAAAACAAATGAGCAGAAGCACGAAGATTCAGAATATCTTCTGTGCCTGATCCATCTGACATGGAATAAATATTTGCACCTGAAAGATACGATAAATAAGCGCCACCAGATGATTCAAATGTACCTATGCCGCCAGTCGAAACTTGATAAGTGCTTTTGTTATAGCCAGTATTAACAAGTTTGCTTCCATCAAATGTCAATGCTGAACCAGTAGCCAATGCACTCGTAGATGAAGCATAAACCACACCATTAGCAGTAAAGGATGTTAAACCTGTACCGCCAGAAGTAGTAGGTAATGCAGTTCCTGACAGAGTAATAGCTAATGTCCCACTGCTTGTTACGGGTGATCCACCAATAGACAAGAACGAAGGAACAGTAGCTGCCACACTTGTAACTGTTCCAGAGCCTGCTCCAATTGCTGTGCGAAATGTTGGCGCATCTAAAGCACTTACAGTATTGTCAGCATTAAACCGAGGAAACGTAATTGCAGATGGGTTTGCCAGTGTAAATACATTAGAGCCAACAGTAGTAGCACCAAGGTTTGTTCTTGCGTTAGGAGCAGTAGATGCACCAGTACCACCATCAGCAATAGCCAAATCAGTTATACCAGTGATACTGCCACCAGTGATAGATACATTGTTTGCCGCTTGAGTTGCAATCGTACCCAAGCCACCAATGTCAGCAGTCGTTAAAACAATAGCACCAGTACGACCCGCCACAGAAGTCACCAAGTTACTTTGGTCTATCTTCTGCCAAATAGTCCCGTTAAATACTGCCCAATCGCCTATTTGCCAATCAGTAATACCATTCAAATTGGTAGAACCAGCCGCGGCAACAATGTAGTAGTAACCAGCAGTACCAACACTAGAGGCTAAAGTCGGTGTATTGGTAGAAGCATTCCATGTGCCTTGATATTCCAAACCACTGGCAATTGCATCTATCTGAGCCTGTAAAGAAGCAATAGCATCTAACACACCCTGACTTGTTCCACCACCATTGGTGATAACTTTGATCTTCTCGGCAATATCTGCCGCTACTACTTCACCAACATTGATTACTCGACCAGAGGATAAGTGGATAATCAGACTGCCATCAAAGTCGATGTGAGCATCAGTAACAGATACACCATCTGCTCCATCTAGGCCATTGCGACCAGGCACTCCATCGTAGCCTCTCGGCCCCATTGGGCCATCTCTACCATCTTTACCATTCTTTCCGTCTTTGCCATCCTTACCATCACGCCCATCTTCACCACTCTTTAGGTTGGCAATTAACTGTCCTGTTTCGTCATATCGCTGTTTAAGGTCAGCCTCAATCTTCTTGAGAGCCTTAACAATCATTTCTACATTTGTAGTAATCTTCTTTCGCTGAATCTCTTTGCTTTCTGCAATAGACTTGTGAATTGACTCCAGAGCTGCCAGTTTTTCTTCGTCATTCAGTGCATCAATGTTAATCATTTCAAAGCTCCAGATAATTGGTCAAGAAAGTCGTTTTCAATTTGCTGTAAATTCTTTTGTTTGTCAGCCATTTGAAGTTCAACGATTTTACTCTTGTTCTTTATATCAGCTTCTTTAAGCATCAACTCAGCAATTCTCACTCGTTTATCAAACTCATTAGACTCATTCCCTTGAGGAAGATTCTTCGTAGTAGAAGCAATCACTTTAGCCTGTACTTCTTGTGGCATCAATTGAGCCTCAGTCATCAACTTAGCCGCTTCTGCACGATTCTGCTCTGCTTGTGTCGTATTGACAGCAATCTGAGCCTGTGCCGCTTGTAGAGCCAACTGTTGTTGAACTTGTTGCATCTCTTGGGCTTGTGGGTCAGGTTGATTCATCTGATCCAAAGCACTCATCAACTCAAATCTGTTAGTCAAACTAGAGTTGTTCAAGATACCCTTCAATATTAACGGCAGAACAGGTGTATTTGGGCCAAGGGTCTGTAATAAACCAATGAACTGTTGTTGTTCGTACTCACGAGCAATGATTCCAAGCGTAGCAGTAGGAATAAACCTCATGTCAACACTAGGATATCTCTCAGGATCAAACTGCATATAACGGAATGCCGCCTTCTGGATAAACGGAATCAAGAAGTCTTCTTGGAAGTTTACCAAGGTACGCTTGTATTTCTTGATAATCGTAGCAACTGCCATGCTCATGCCAGCGCCATCACGATTACCCTGAGAAACCATGCCTTGAGAGTCTAAAGTACCAGTAGCCTGAAGGAGCATACGCTCAAACTCTTTGGCAGTATTCAGGTTATTCAGACTTGTCTCACCAAACTTGAATGGATAGAGAATCTCAGAAGGATTACCATTGACCATGAAGGCTTTGCCTGGCTTTACCTCAAACTTAGCACCCCTTGGTAGGCGAGAAGCATCCATACCCATCATAGGAGAGGTAGTCAATGCTAAAGAGTCCAAATGTGAACGCACTTGAGCATCAATAGCCTTCTGCATATTGTAGGATTTCTCTACAGTACCCCTACCTAACAGTCGATTAGGAACTGTATCGTCTTGATAGGAAATGACAGGGCGGTCTTTCATCATGTATGGGTTTTCTTCTGCTTTGAGAAGCATCCCATCATTGGCAATCACCACAATCGCCTCAACCATGTCTGTGTAATCTTCTGCTACTGAGTCATCAGGAAACAACTCTGCAACTTCTACATCTTTTTCAGTCAAATATTCTCTAGGAACTAAGCCATAGTACGTCAAAAGTAACACTTTTTCATCACGATACTGGCTTAACTCTTGAGTAGGCTCTAAATCTGTATCTTCATAGGTTGTTGTGATATCAACCTTGCGATAGATGCCTTTTTCGATGCCTTCAACGATCTTGTGGATGCCAACATACTTCTCAATGGCAACACCCATACAGTCATCTACGCTTGTTCCATTAGGGTCGAACAAGAAGTTCTTAGGATTGACAGGGACAATCTTGACTGCAATACGATTCTTTTCTACAACACCGATAGCGGCTTGCATTGCTTGACCAGGAATCGGCTGAGTAGCAGGTTCAAAGATTTTTTCTGTTTTGACAACAATCTCACCGATGCCAGTGCCGTAGATTTCTGCCATCAACTCAATTTGGTCGATAGATTTACGGATTTTGTCTTGTTTGAAGTCTTCCATCAGTTGGACTTTAAGCACTTCAACGTCTAATGGATTGCCATCTATGTCTTTTAGGTCATCTTCAATGTCAAAGTACTCACCTTGACCAAAGATTGCTTCCATAATCTCGGCATGGCGGGTCTCTACGGCTTGTTGGGTAGCGGGAGTAACGATTCTAGAACGCTCAGAATCCCTAGTTTTGTCCTCTGCTGCCCATTCTCCACGGAAAATACGCTCGTATTCAAGGTAACTATCAAGGAAATTGGTGTTGCGATAGTCTCTCCAGCGATCACAGTGGTCAATAACGAATCGAGTTAACTCTTTATCGTTCTCTGTTGGCTGGTAAAACTCGTTTTGTTCCATATCAGACCCCTGAAATAATATCTATAGGTTGCCAATCATCACTGTTATCCTCTTCCATGTAGGATGTAACAGCGAGTTGGTCAATGTAACTAAGAGAGTCAGGTAGGTCGTCATGGACTCCTTGAGCAGGGAACAGGATTAACTGGTCAACAAACTCATCCCAATCTCCCTCAGAATTTAAC